GTGTAGGTCGATTCTTTACAGTTGACCAAGGTACTGGTACAGTTACATTCAGTGCTTCAATTGCGTTGAGTAACTTGGACGGTATTGGATTTAAGCGTGGTGTTGTTGTAAGTGAATTCTCAACAGACAACACTATGACAAACAATGCTTCTGAAATTGTTCCTGTACAATCAGCTGTTCGCGGATACATTGACAAGCGTTTAGGTCTTGATCACGGTGGTGGCCCAGTTGCGTTAACTAACGTAATTGGCCCAGGATACTTGGCATTGAATGGTGCGTTGGCTATGAAAGGTAACCTTAACATGGCTACCTTTGGTATCGGTAACGTGGCTGCTCCAGTTACTGCGTTTGACGCAACTAACAAAACATACGTTGATACTCAGTTAGGAGAGTCAGATCAGTTTAGTGAATTAAGAGATGTATCATTCACAAGTCTTGCTCAAGGTAACATTGCAGTTTATGATCTAAACACAACCTTTACGGTCACTGGAGCAAGCGGTACTGGATCAGTGGCAACTATTAACTTTGCTATCCAAGGAAGTGAACCATTTGCTGTAGGATCAATTATTGTTGTTAGCGGAATATTAACTTCAGTTGGTTACAACGGTGAGCATATTGTAACTGAATGTACAACATCGTCAGTATCATGGGCTAGTACATACAGCACAATTTACGGCAGTGGTGGAACTGTAGTAGCAACCAAATGGAAGAACATTGCGTTACCAGCAACTAGTGTTGGTAATGATGTAACTATTACATACAACGCTGGCGCTGGAACAATTACTACAGCAATCCAAAGTGGTAAGATTGTTAACGCAATGATCAATGCCTCAGCGGCAATTGAACAAAGTAAGTTAGCAATGACTGCAGCTGGAACTATTGCGCCTACTAGCTTATCACCATATACTGCTCCTACAGTTACACAATCAAACTTAGGATTGGCAACGTTTGATAGTCAACAATTTACGTCAACTGGTGGTTGGATTACAATTAAACCAAGTAGCTCAACTTCAACAGGTGTAACTCTAGGTAGACTACAATTCATTGGTGCTAAGAGCTTGGTTGGAAACTTAGGTACTGTATCGGCTGCGCCTACTGAAGTAACTCCAGGTAACGTAGTTACTGCTGGTGATGGTATTAAGAACGCGGCATTTACTGCGGCTGGTGCGTTGACCAGCGCAATGATGACTGTAACATACGACGGTGTTAACACAAACAATAACACCTATAGTGTTACTGCGGTAACAACTAGCGGTGGTAATAACAGTATTGTTAAAACACAAAGCGCAGGTGAGATTGATGTCAAGCAATTAAAGATTGACGGATACAAAGTCATTGATACGACAGCGGCAACTCCAAGTGTGGACTTCTACACTCCAGGAGGTCATAACTTCTTAACAGCAACTGGCTCAGACGGATCAAACGGACTAGCATCAGTATACGGTACATTTGATGTGTCAAACGGCACATTGAAGTCTAAGAGCTTAACTACTGGTGCTCCTGCTACTCCTGGCTCAATTGTAGGCGCATGGACTGTTGGTGCCGCTAGTAGTATGTTGTTTGGATCTGGAAGTGATTTAACAGTATCAAATGGTACGTTAACCGTTCAGACTGGTATACTTGATGTTACTGGCGGAACACTAAAGGCAAGAACACTTACTACTGGTTCAAGCGGAACACGAGGCGATATCACAGGTGAATGGCATTTAAGTGGAACCTTTGAAGCTACCTACGCCGACTTGGCAGAAAACTATGAAGGTGACCAAGAGTACGAAGCTGGCACAGTTCTAGTGTTTGGTGGTGATAAAGAAGTTACTACAACTACACAAATGAACGACACTCGTTCAGCAGGTGTTGTAACTACTAATCCAGCTTACGTTATGAATGCTGATCAAACTGGTATTAAAGTTTGTATAGCACTAGCAGGTCGTATTCCATGTAAGGTAGTTGGACGTGTTAAGAAAGGTGATATGCTAACAACTAGTGCTACTCCAGGATGTGCTGTAAAAGCAACTAATCCAACTTTAGGAAGTATCATTGGTAAAGCGTTAGAAGATAAAGACTACGGCGAAGCCGGAGTAATACAAATTGCTGTAGGGAGAGCATAATGTCTAAACAAACAATTAATATTGGAACGGCGCCTAATGCCAAGAACGGTGATGCTCTACGCACAGCGTTTGAAAAAGTAAACGCAAACTTTACTGAGTTGTACAACATCGCGGCTGCTGACGCAACTGATAGATTAGTAAACGGTGATAGTGAAGTTGTACTAGATGAAATAGGTATGCTAACGGTTCCCGGAACTATAGCGTTGCCGGACGGTATCATAACTGGTAATGACAATACTGATCCCGGTATGGTGTTAGGCTCATCAAACAAATCCGTATTTGTCAGCACACTAAGCGGTATTGACCAATATAAATGGAAGTTTGGCACAGATGGTAATTTAACATTACCAGCAGGCGGTACTATTAAAAATAGTGATGACAGCATTTATGGTAGCAACGGAGGTGGGATTTCTATCTCTGACTTCGGTGAAGGATTTAGTCTAACAGACGCTGACAAGGTTGTTACTAACAAACTATACAGCACAAACGAAACACAATCTACTCAACACTATAGAATGGAATTAGACACTAACGGTGTTGTAATTTTACCAGATGGCAGTATTATCAATGGTAGTACTATTAGAGGTGTTGCTGGTACTGGAGAATTAAACTATACAGGTATTACTATTGGCCCTAACAGTAATGATGCTGAAAAGACCTGGATATGGGTTGATCATGCCAATGCTTACATTACCACCAACAACGCTGAAAACACATGGACCTTTGATAATAATGGCGGTCTAACATTTCCGTTTGGGGAACTTACCAGTGATGATTTTAATACTGGATTTGAGTTAACAACAGATAGGGATAATGCAATAATCAGTGCCGCGAATCAAGTCAGCCTCGAGACAATCGTAGGAGGCGGCGGTGGGCAAGTACATTTAATTCAAGATACAGAAACCGACAAAGGTAGATTTGAAATATTTTTCCAAAATGGAGCAGGTGCTCTTTGGATATTTGAAGAAGCAGATTGTAGTTTAACAGTACCACATTTGTTCCCTAGAACATTTACTGCCACAGTTGACGATGCACATTATGACAGTGAAGGATCACTCACTTTAGATGGTGCGGCTTGGCATTTTGATGTTACATTCACAGCAAATAGTAATGGCACAGTTACAATAGAGATTACCAACAACACTCCGTGGGCAAGTAACCCAGGTTACACTAACGGAATGGAGTTTACCTTTACAGAAACAGATCACGGCGTTCCAGGATATTCATTTAATCTAACATTAACGGACATACAGAATCCAGGCCCGATGATGTATACCACAAACTTAGCGGCAAGTGAACCGCCGGCATATCCAGCAACTATTAAGAGCGGAGAATCAATCAAACTAACAGCCGATGCGGCAAGTTGGACATTCGGTGCTAATGGTACACTAACATTACCCGACGGTGCTAATGTTGTTCACGGCAATGTTAGACTAAGTTTGAATGTGGACGAAGGCACTGCCGCATACTTAACTACTACAACAGACGATACTACAGCATTGTATATGACTACTAGTGGTGCTCAATTGTACACACAAGAGACTATTAGTATAAACGCTGGTACAGGGTTAGCGGCATTACAAACTGCCGCTGAAGATTCATTAGAACCGTTGGCAAATGCTTTTGCGGGAGCGAACTGGACCGGTGCCGGTTATCCTGCAAGCTACACTTCTCCTCGTGCATTAAATCTTGCCAAAGCAATGAATCCACTTATACCAGATATGTGGATAACACTTGCTGGAGCAATAGAAGACGCATATGATGCTTGGCAACTAGCACTAGGTAATACAACTGTCAGTGTTAGCGTAGCAGACAACGATTGGACATTTGGTACAACTGGTAATATAACATTCCCAGACACTTCAACTTACGGTAACAGTACACTGACAGGCGCCATTGGCAGTGACTTAGCGTTAGAAGTCAAGCATATAACTACAGCTTCTGCCATAGCGGCGGCTGGTAGCACTACCGGAACATTAATAGTTGATATTACTGAAAACGATGATATTATTGTAGTTTCACCTGGATGGGAAATCAACGCTGGTTCAGAAATTGCTCCGCAATGGATGACAGTTACAGGAATAACGTTTAATCCAGATAACACTGCAATTGAAATAACAGTTGATGGTTTTGTATTTGAACCAGGCAATGAATATACATTTAGAAATCCTGTGCCAGAGTCAAAGTCATGGACCATTAGAAGTCAAACTGGCGCAATATTAGGACCAGGCGGTGTTATCATTACTAACGAAACAGCACCATTGGGTGGTGGCAACACTTATAGAGAGTTGGCTTTTGAGTTACCTGCCCAAGGTGCGCTGTCTAATGAACAACGCTGGGTATTTGCTAATAACGGTACTTTAAAATTGCCGCAGTATAATCAGATTGAAAGTGTTGGTTCAAATGCTCGTATATCTCTTAATGGCGTAGCGACTGATGAATCAATCATTGAAATAGCAACAGTCATGACTGGCGAGATGCTTACGTCTGGTATTGATATAACTCCTGCTATTGGTATTAATTTAAATAGCGTTCGAAACGTAAACATAACAGCAGGCTGGGACTCTGCTACTGCAAAGTGGGACGCTTGGCAGGGTGCGGAAGCAGTATGGGTAGAAGTTAGAAATCAAGACGCACAGTTAATTGCTCCAGATACTAGACCTTGGGACGGAATGCCTAGTTATGAAGCTTATATCGTACTTGCGAATTATAATCACGAGGGGCCAGGATTACCTCCGGCAAGCAACTTAGCACCAGCAGCGGGCGATGCCAAGGCTGCTTATGAATTGTGGCAAGCAGAACAAGCCGCCATAAATGTCACTGTCAGCGCAAAAGACAAGACATGGACATTTGGCAATGATGGTCAACTAACAGTTCCCGGTGCGATTCGTAAAGATGGTTCATTATATTTGAACAGTGGCGGGTCTACAACTGCCGCATCAGTGTTTGTAAACGGTAACGCTGGCAGTATAATTTTAAGAACTGCTAATCAAGAAACCAACCACGACTTTACATTCGATGCTAACGGTAATTTAACATTCCCAGACAATACAGTTCAAACTACAGCATGGACTGGTGGATTAGATTTTTCTAGTGTAACAACTCCTACTACATATAATAAATCAACAGAGTTTTCTCCTCCAAACGGTGATTGGAACTGGGCGGACTGGAACGGCTATCCGCAAGTTAATTTAGGTGGATTTACGCCAAGCTCGGCATTCTTTGCAGTATTACAAACAATACAGCCCGGCGATAATATTATTATCAACGGGGAAGCTCACGTAATTGATCTTGTAACAACACAGCAAGGTGGATATTTTAACATATACATTACAGAGTTTTATTCTGGTAGTTCTGTAACTACAATCGTGCTTGAGACAGTTACATCTAGTGTTACCTTAACTGCCGACACTTCAGTATCAGGCAACTTAGATATAGATGGAACATTAACATTGTCAAGCGGTGCTGGGTTTGGGTTAGGTACAAGCGGACAACTTAAAGTTAATGACAGTACTACATCATCATTAGACCTACGTGACACAGGCGGTAGAGGATTCTATACTAACGGTGACGGACTTACTCTACGAAGTAGCGGTGATAAGAGCTGGGTATTGGGTACAGACGGTAAGACTACACTGCCAGGCGCTGTGGTTAAGAGCACAGTAGCTAAGACTGGGGCGGCCTCGGCACTTGTTGGGAAATCACAAATATTAACAGTTACTACTACTCCAGCTGATAATCCTAGCGAGTGGACTAATGCCGGGTCGTATTCTACACCTGCTATAATAACCATTGGCACTGTTGATATAACATGTGCTATCTATATCACTGAAGGCGGATTCCTTGAACTTACTGTAACTACTAGCACCTACGGAGCAGTATCGGTAGGTAGCACAGGTGTACTTGACGGAACATTTACTAATGACTTTGGTAGTGTAACTTTCAACAATGTAACTGTAACGGCTGCAACAGTTACCACACCAGTAGTAGCAACCGCAATTGACTTATCTAAGTCTATCAACAAACTATCCGAAGGTATTTACACACTAGCTGACGGAGTTGAAGGACAGATAATGTATCTAGTTCCTACAGAAAATGCTGTTGAAATAGGAAACGCGGGTGGCGTAGTAATCAATATACCAGGAAAATCTAGGGTCAGTGGTAGATATACTGGACAACAGTATATGTCTATCGGTGGCAATTTTAATACATTCTATCCGTTCAAGACACTGGCTACTCCTGATGTTACAGGTGCCGCTGATGTTTTTATAGATACTAACCTTTGTACATTGATATTTACAGATGATGCGTGGCAAGCACAAAGCGGTTCTTGGGCAGTTTAATTAATGCCCTGCGCACGTAGCTTAACATAACTTGATAAATATACTATAGAATTCGAAATATAAGGAAATACCATGGCAAACGGCTTCATAATACCAGATGATTTGAAATTATACTTAGGAAAATACCCTAACGACGGTACTGGTGATGATCTGTATACTGCTTTTGATAAAGTTAAGCGAACTTTTGAGCTAATCAATACCAACCTTGGCGCAACTACTGCTCTTAACGTAGGTAGCGGTGCTGGCATATTTTCCGTTAAAGAAGACAATATTTTAAAGTTTAAGAGTCTAACAGAAGGTACTGGCATTACTATTACAGAAGGTGCTACTTCTTTAGAAATTTCATCTATCGGATATGTAGAAGGTGATCCGTCACCGACGTTAGGTGGCGATTTAAGTCTAGGCGGAAACGATATCATCGGCGCAGGTAGCCCGGGAGCTACAGGTGACGTTAGAGCAACAGTATGGGGCTTTGACATTAGAGCACTTAACAATCAGATACAAACAGCATTAAACGCTAACTTTGGTGATTTTGGAACATTCGACTTGCCGACTGGCAGTACTTTTGATTTAGGAACCTTTTAAGGTAGGAGAAGAATATAATGGCATTACAATTAAGACGCGGGCAAAACGCTCAACGAACAACAACATTGTTAGCACAAGGTGAGTTAGTATATGTAACAGACAACGCAAGTGCTCAAGTTAGTCCCTTATTCATCGGAGACGGTTCAACCACTGGCGGTATTCCTGTTGTTCGTGTAGTTAGTGTAAACGGCCAAATTGGCGCAATATTTTTAGACAGTGACGATTTAACTGAAGGCACTACTAACAGATACTACACTACTGAAAGAGCACAAGACGATGTTGCTAGTATGTTAATGGCCGGAACTCATACTGGAATCTCATTTACGTATAATCCTACTCCACAGGATCAAGGCAACCGCATTGACGCAGTAGTATCTGCTAGTGGTACTGTTAATAGCGGCACTACTGGATCACTTGCTTATTGGGCAACTAGCGGAACAGCGTTAACAGCGTCAGCTAGCATAACATGGGATGAAGCTACTAACCTATTAAAAATTGATTCAGGCACCTTAACAGTATTTGGTAATACTAGCGGTCGTCCATTATTAAACTTAGATACACACGCTGCCGGTACAACTGGTAACTCTCTTAGATTTAGCCGATCACGCGGTACACAATCAGCGCCTACGATAATAGTTACTGGCGATATATTAGGCAATGTAAACTTTACAGGATATGACGGCCTAGGATACAACAGTGCCGCATCAGTAACGGCGTATGTTGCGCAACCAGTTTCATTAGGCGTCGTACCTTCTGGTGTTGGAATATTTACAACCGGCACAGACGGCCTAACTCGTCAGAGTCTCCGTGTTACAGAAGCAGGAGCAACTTATATTGGCCCAGCAACTCCCGGAGTTGATACAACTGGTAGTGGTCGCTTACACATTAACTCAACGATTAATCCTAGTACTAACTTAGTTAATAATTCTGCGCTAACAGTCGCAACATTCTTTGAAGGCCAAGACAGCCAAAACATTGCAGTATCTAGAGCACGAGGCACACTTTCTGTACCTACAACGATTCAAAACGGCGATGATATTGTAGATATAGTGTTTTATGGATTTGACGGAAGCGTTAACAGTTTATCAGCACAAATTACTTCAACAGTCGACGGAGCAGTATCGAGCGGCAGCGTCCCTGGTTCGTTAAAGTTTGGTGTCAAATTAGCAGGTGGGGCAATGACCTACACTACTATTATTAACTCGGCTGCGGTATTAACACATAACGGCACTATAGCAACAACAAGAACGCCGGGAACTTTCTGGAACTATGATTCTTCTGCGTCAACTATTACTATGACGTTAGGGCAAACTCTTGTGTTCAGTAATTTCTCAGGAAGTGTTTTAGTTAACTGCCATCTTTCAGGAACTGTAACGCAATACTTGTGCGGTGGAACTAATGCTAGTTCGTTCTCGTCAACATCCCCTGATACAGGTACTATGGCTTATAACAGTGGTGCTAGTGGATATACATTTACTTCAACAGAAGCAGGTGTACATAGCTTTTATGTAGTGAGAACACGAGCAGCCGCTTAAGGAGTTAGACGTGGCCTTAACAGTATGGACAAAGACATCAGGGTACTCTTTTGGAACATTCCAAGAACGATCTACCTTAGATATTAACCTACCGATTGACCTAATGGCTGGTGTTACTAGCTTTAGGGTCATTTCTGGTAAGTTGCCACCAGGCTTACGTATTTCTGGTTTAAAGATTATCGGTACCCCATACGAAGTCCCAAGAGAAACAGTTTTTGAATTTTGTATTAGAGCAGAGAAAGCTGGACAAATTTCTGATAGAACATTTCTAATAACAATACAAGGCAGTGATGCGCCTGAGTTTGTTACCCCAAGTGGCCCGTTAGCAATTAACAATAATCAGATACAATATTTTGTGTTAGATTCTAGCTACGTTGATTTCCAAATAGAAGCGTATGATACTGACACTACTAGCGGGCAGACTTTAAACTATTACATAGCAGACAATGATGGGACGTTGCCGCCGGGCTTATCGTTATCATCCGACGGCAAGATTACTGGCCTTGTAGAACCAGCGCAGTCTATTCGTCCAGTAGACGGATCAGGTACATACGACGACGGCTATTACGATTCGGTTGCGTTTGATTTTGGATCACGTCCCACTAACGGCTTTGACAGTTATCTATACGATACTGTATTTTTTGATTTTAGTATTCCTGCGTCCCGTCCTAAGAAACTAAACAGGAACTACGAATTTGTAGTAAGCATCACTGACGGTGATGTAACCCCTGAAACTATTATTACATTCGACGTTGACGGCAATCCAAAGACTACCTATATATCAAAACGTAAGTTTGCTATTTTTGTTGTAGGTGATGATTACTTCAGAGCGGACAACGTATCGCTATACGACGGTACAAGTTTGTTTACTGCTGATGCCACATACCTACGAGCACCAATATGGCTAACAAAGAGCAATCTTGGATTACATAGAGCAAATAATTACATTACGCTAGTGCTTGACACATATGATGTCAACGAAGTAATTTATTCGTTAGAAGAAATAAATGCTGATATTCCAGCAATTACATTAAGAAAAGCAACTAACGATAACAAGATTAATACATATAGCATTACTATATCAGATACAAAAGTTGCTCCAGTAATTGGACAATGGTTAACGTTTGGCGGACTTTTTAAAATAACTGATCCAGTAACTGACGAGGTATTAGCTGAACCTGATTATAGAAAATATCAAATCTCGCATGTGTTCTCTTTAGGCAATAACGAATATAGACTAACTGTAGTTCAACCGTTACAATTAAACTTACCGAACGGAATAACTTTCTATATTGGTGATCTAAGTGAGCTACCAGAAGGATTAAGTTTTGATCAGACAACCGCTGAAGTATACGGAATATCTCCGTATCAACCTGCGATTACAAAAGAATATAAATTTACTGTTAGTGCTACACGATTTAGTGATAAAGGCGAATACGCTAAGGCACCCCGTGTATTTACAGTTAGTATTATAGGTGAAGTTGAAAGTGTAATGTCTTGGATTAGTCCAAGCAACCTAGGAAGTATTAACGCAAACTTTGTCTCTACATTAAAGATTGAAGCAACATCTAGTATTGCTGGCGCAACAGTATTGTACTCTAAAGTCAGCGGACGACTACCTCCGGGACTAGGATTAAACCAAGACGGCGAAATCATTGGCAAGGTCAATCAATATGCTAGACCAGGAGTTCCTGGATTAACAACATTTGACTACGCAACTGGCGCAACATCTTTTGATAATAACGAAACAACCGTTGACCGAATCTTTGAATTCACTGTAGAAGCCAAGGACCAATTTGGATATAGTGTTACTACTCGATCATTCTCTATAAGTGTTGAAACACCGAACGATATACTATACGGCAATTTAAGAACTAAGCCTTTCTTAAAACTTGATCAACGTGCTAGATGGAAGGGCTTTATTAATAATACTAGCGTGTTTACACCAGAAAGTATTTACAGACCTAACGATCCTAGCTTCGGAGTACAACAAGAATTATCAATGTTAATTTTTGCCGGTATTGAAACTACTGAAGCGGCCGCTTATATTGCAGCTATGGGATTGAACCATAAGAGAAAACGTTTCCAATTTGGTGCTGTTAAAAAAGCAACAGCGATTATTCCAGGAACGTATGATCAAGTATATGAAGTAGTTTATATTCAGATGATTGACCCGTTAGAAGTTAACGGAGCAAAATTACCGAGCACTGTAAAAAATCTAGGGCAACGACCAACAGAGATTACTGCTGATACTAGCAACAATATTTGGGAAGCTGGGTTCTCGATCACTTATGACGAATTTGGAAATCGAGCACCTACTCCTGCTGAACAGTTAAAACTTGATAGGCTGGCGGCACCGGGCCAAACTCGTCGACCAGACCCAACTATGAGTATTGACCAGACTGGATACGAAATTTCAAATCCTAAAATAAGTACATACTACCCAAGCAGTATTTCAAACTGGCGTGAACGTTTAAAGTCTAGTTACAGAATAGATAACTTAGGAAATCAGATTCCTTTAGAATTAGAAAGAAATTACTTACCATTATGGATGCGAAGCATACAACCGGGATCTAGACAAGAGTTAGATTTTCAGTTAGCAGTACCGCTTTGCTACTGTAAAGTAGGATCAGCAGACGATGTGATCCTAAACATCAAATTCAGTGGGTTTGATTTTAAATTATTAGATTACACCGCCGATCGATATATAATTGATGCAGCCGGTGACGAGATAGGGGATAAATACCTTATATTTAGAAACGATAGGATAACAGTATGACAAGTCAGATAAATTTTAACGCAGTTGATATTACTTACCCAGTAGCGGGTCAGGACAACGACAGCGAGGGATTCCGTGGTAATTTTGCTGCCATACAAAATGGTTTAGAAACTGCTAAGTCAGAAATTTCTGATTTACAAGCAAAAGCTGTACTAATCGAAACATTAGGTACAGAAACTGCTACAGTTGCTAACGACTTATTTGGCAGTACTATTAAGAATGGCTTATACAGCAACTTCAACGGTATTGTTCCAGATAGCGGCGAAACTACATTTACAGGTAGCCAGCATACTATTCACTTTAGTGGTACTTCTGAAAACTGTGGCGCCCTACAAGTTTTTAAAATCTCACAGAATTCATTAATTACATTCGCCGACTGGCGTGTGGAGCCGGTACAGTTTAGTAGCATCCGCATTCATTTGATCAGCAATGGTTCAAGCAATTGGACTGTACGTTTTTCAAACAGCGGTGGCACTGTAGTATTCGATAGAGATAGTGGTGTTGTAGATGAAACTGTTACGCTGATCGGATATCAGGTTGGAGTTACTGATCCAGTCCATACAATCGTAGAAGCGTGGACATATGACGGTGATATAGTTTACATGCGATCACTTGGTAATTTTACATCATATGGTGCGTTAGTTGCGCAGTTTGGTAACGTGTCACTAACAGGTGTGCTAACATCAACAAACGCAACTGACTCAACTACTACAACAACCGGCGCTGTAAAAATCGCAGGCGGTGTTGGTATTGTTAAAAACGCAAACATCGGTGGCAACCTAGCAGTAATCGGAGCAACTGACTCGACAACAATCACTAGTGGCGCTGTAGTTGTTTCTGGCGGTGTTGGTATTGCTAAAAACTTAAACGTTGGCGGCAATGTTAGATTAGGTAACGGCTCTCTTGATACAGTGTATATTACAGGCGATCTAGTTGTAGAAGGCAACACTTCGTTATCTACTACATCAGTTACTATTGCCGACATTAATGATATTACAAACGTTGATACTGCTACTGCCCTAGTTGCTACCCAAGTACTAAAATACAATGGGTCACTTTGGGTTAATGCTAATAACAACGTTAGCAACTTGGCCGATGCTGATATTGAGTTCCCAGCAACTGGCGATAGTTTAAAATATGATGCCGGTACTGGCAAGTGGACAAATAATTTAGATCTAGTCGAGTACGCGGTAACAGTTGACGACAACGGATCCGGAACTCAAGAAGTGTTCTTCTTAGATGGTACAGCATTAAAGACATCCACAGGAGACGAGTTTGGATTAGAATTCAGCCAAGGCAAAAAATATCGCTTCGACTTAAGTGACGCATCAAATGCTGCAGCTCCGTTGAGATTCTCAACTACTGCTGACACAGAAGTACCTGCGTCAATTACGCCATATACAACTAATGTAACTGTTAGTGGAACAGCAGGAACAGCCAACGCATACGTTGAGATTTTAGTCACTAGTGATACTCCAAGGATCTTATTTGTATACGGAGATGAAAGCGGTAGTATGATCGATACTTCATTAGTCGGCGCTGCCTATCCGATTAGTGTTGGCGGATATTACTTTACTGGCAGTGAGAATTTAGTGTCAGGCGGGGTAGCAAGTCCAGGAAAGACAGCTTCTTACTTTAGTGCTATAACTGCGTCAACTGCTACATTACCTGAAGGTAGGGATGGCCAAACTAAGGCGCTTATGCTCAATGACGGCGCTGACTCAATGATCATTACTGTAGCAAATCCGGGGTGGACTGGTGATGGCACTATTACATTTGACGCTGTTGGTCAATCATGTTTACTACAATACATAAACAACAAATGGTTCTGTATTGGCAATAACGGCGCAACGTTCGCCTAAGGTATATATGCATCCGCTTGCTGGTGATCTATCACATTTCAAAGATTCAGAAATTGAATCTAAATTAAATGAGCTAACTCGAAAATACTTTAGTACAAGTAATTTCGAGTTACAACAGCAGGTCGCGATGATGCTTGACACATACAAAGAAGAATTGGCAAACCGCAGGCAGAGAGAATACGAGAAAATGATGAATTCTCGCAATAAAGACCTTGACAAACTTATCAATGTAAGTTAAAATATAGGCTATGCGCCTAGATAAATTCGGTAATCCCATTTTCAATTCACAAGATATTTTCAAAGTCCTATACCAGGGCAAGCTAACCAATCTAAAAAATGTCACAGTCGACTACAACTCTGACATTGAAAAATTAGAAAAAACTGCTGGATTTGAATTTAATAGATTTAATGAACAGCTAGATCAACTTAGCATGACTGACTTTGACCAAGCACTACAAAGTGATTGGTTTATGCCCAAAGAATACTTAGAATTTGATATTGAAAGTTTCTGCATTAGTCGCTGTAATACTGACCAAGAGAAAGACAGGGTATTAGCAGAAATGTCAGCATATCGACAACGCGGTATGATTCCGCTGTTACAATGGATCAAGCATTTTGTCGATGTATGTAGCGAAAACAACGTAGTTTGGGGAGTTGGGCGGGGAAGTAGCGTGGCTAGTTTCGTGCTATTTTTGCTCGGAGTTCACGAGATAGATTCAGTCAAATATAATTTAGACTGGCAGGAATTCTTGAGATAAGTAATACTATAATCCAGGAGATTAAAAATGGCAATTAAAGAACAAAACAGATCAGTATATCGCTCTATGCAGGGCAAAGAAATTGACATGACTAAACTAGTTATGCAGAACGAAATGACAGTAGCAGTGGGCAACGTAAAAGTTAACGCTCGCGGCGACGAACTAGGCCCAGGCGGCAAGATCATCCGTAAAGTTGAAGATACTATTCCAGCACCAAAAGGTAACGGAGCAGTTCCAGAACGTCAACTTTCACGTAAGAACATTGCTGAACAAGATCCGGAAGGCAACGAATGAACGTAGTAACAGGAAAGATTGTTCCTATTCGTGATAACATTCTTGTAACGGATATGAATTTTGATGCCCGTGTTTCAGCGGGCGGCATTGTGCTTCCAAGCGATGATGGCAAGTCCGAAGGTATTCGTCATCGATGGGGTCGTGTTTGGGCCATTGGTCCTCAACAAAAGGACGTTGAAGTAGGAGAATGGATTCTACTTGAACACGGACGTTGGACACGTGGTGTTAAAGTAGTTGACGAAGATGGTAATGAAATTATTATCA